GAAAATCCAAATCTTGATTTGGCTATAAAGAATACTCAATTATTGATGGAAAACGAGGACGATGAAGTGCTTGATTACAGACCGACTGAAAAGCAAACGGTTCACCGAATTACACCCGTATTTGCATTAAATTATGATTTGTTGCCAGAGCAGTAAGGAGAGCGAAATTCATGTGGACAGAAATCCTGAAGTCTTTACCCCGTGATAGGGCGGGGCTCATTGAAATGCTCAAGGATGATGTAGCATTTCGCCGCCTTATTCGGACTTTAGGAAGAAGAGAGTTAAGAGGAAATCATTTCATTAAGGATTTTCTTCGTCAAATTGACGACATGGAGGCAAGTGGCCAATTAGAAACCTTTCTTATGGTCATGCAAAATACCCCTCCTACAAATTATCCTTTAGAAAAACTCAAAGAGAATCTCGCTACCTTGAGAGAAACTATTTCATACGAAACCGACGACTTGAAAATTCAAATCATTGATGAAGGGCTTGCTCTCTTAGACAAAAGAACGAGTGGCGAACTCACTGATGCAGAAAAAAAGAGGCTAAATGCTCTACATAGTCAAATTTCAAGAATGACTTTACCTAAAGATAAATTCAATAACAAACTGAGAAGAGATTTTAGTGCAAAAAAGAAAACCTTTTTACAAAATTTTGGCGGATTTACGCTCACTTTTAACTTTCCCGAAGAAAAACAGGAAGAGTTTAATCAAAAAGTGGGTGAGTTTGCCGCAAAAACTTACGAAATTCGTCAAGGTGAAGGAGAAACGAATGTCGGAGAGGCTTCGGGTAAGAAACTTATCACAAATTTCCTTGACGGCAAAGAATTTTTGGACTTTTTGCGCTCAAATGAGCAATTTAAGGAGGATTTTACCAAATTGGCCCGACCATTCGGCCCAGATTTGTCGGGATTGGGCATAAAATCGCGTCAAGACGACGAAAAAACCCGACTTCAGGCCCTTCATGCTAAAAAAGTCGTATTTACGCCCGCTACAATTGATACAATTACAGAAGTCAATAAATATTTTGATGTTATCGCTGAACTTCCAGGCGCAAAAGGTATTTTTATGCCAAGAAAGGTGGAAACTACAGTAATAACAGAAAAAGGCACTACTGGAACCATTGGTATTCTTCCTCCTTCCCTCTTTCTTTTGAAGAACGATGCTAATTCTCTTAGTGCGAGAAGCAAAATTTCACAATTGAGATTGAATCCCTATGCAAATCGTATTCTATTGAGTGGTTTTAGTAAAGATAACTGGTTTGAGAAGTTATTTGAGAGCGTAAAGATGGACATTTCTACGCAAGACCAAGCGATGAATGCAATTTATCAAGACATTGTTAGAATTTACAATAAAGAAGAAAGTGAGTTAGGACTTAACCCAAGAGACTTTGCTGGACTAACAAATCTTTCACAGAATGAAAAGACACGAAGAAATCAAATCAAAACATACCTTGAAAGAGGAGAACTTATGGGCGATATGCGAGATAAAGCCGTAGAGTTAAGATTAGGTAGATTTAACAAAGACACTAAGACCCTCACAGTGGCAGAGGGCAAAAAGTTGCAGAAGATTCTTGATGATTATAAAGAAGAAGAGAAATTAAGCCAAGAAGATGCTGATGAAATTCTTGGGCGCATTCGTTTAATTCCGTTAAACCCTGATGGGACAGAATCAATGCCCGTTAAAGTGGAAACTGAACCCGTAGAAGAAGGAGAAAAAAGAAAAATTCGCTCAACAGCAGAAAGAAGGGGTAGTAAAACAATTACACCTGTTGCTAGATATAAAATTACTCTTGCAGAATTTAATGAAGATGAAGAAGAATTTGGAGATGAAAAGACAATTAAAATCGGTTCACTTATTGAGCATTTAGAAGGATTAGAAATAAATGTTTCTGATTTTTCTGGGCAAGTGAACCGTATTCGGGATTTCTTGGGAAGAGAGAACAATTTCAAAAACTATGTGGGCAGTTTGACTTCGGATGAAATTAAGAAGGCCGTTGAAGCAGGCTCGGGTTCTCAAGCCTACATGGACAGAATAGACCCACTGAACAGTCTCACATTCTTGAGCAATCTCAACAATTTGATGGAAGGCTCACCCGATGTTGGTTTCGTCAAGGAAACCTTATTAGCGATTGCCGATGAACAGGAACCATCCGAGAAGGCACAACTTATTGAGAAACTTGATGCAAAAATGCTTCCCATATTGAAGGATATGAGAGAATTTATGTTTGCGGCGGTTCAAGATAGGTTGGAAACCATCGGGAAGGATTACCTTAGATTAGCAGGCGGAAAACAAACAAAGGCTATGATGCAGGCTATTGAGGGTTTCAAGAAAGAAGGATTACTTACGGGTGGTGAATGATTTGAAATTATCGGATATTTCTGCTGACGAGATTCAAAGTTATAGGACTGGTAAGGGAGCCACAAGAAAGATTATGCGGCAGAAGTGGAGAAGGGCCATCTCCGAACAATATCCCGATAAGGAAAAGGCCAAAGAGGTTAGACAGAAACTATTTCGTGAATTAGAAGCCGCTATGGGTGAAAGAAATATCCCGAAGCAACAGGTAGGATATAGCAAAGGAAAGGCTTTCTACGATGCTTTAGATAACTTGGGACTTACTCACAAAAGCGTTCCAATTTCTAATTTAGAGAAGTATTATCGTAGCATTAGGGTGGCTAATCCAGATGATTCTTTATTTGCTCAAAACCAAAGAGGAGTTATGTTTTCCTCTAGCAGAGTAGAAAACTCTTATAAAAACTATCTTTTACAGATTGGCCCAGAAGAAAAAGATAATGTCATTAGTAATGTCAAGAAAATTAGAAATCAAATAAAGAAAAGATTGGCTGACGAAAGAGCCGCTAAGAGAAGCAAACTCATTAAAATTGATAAATCTCAATTCCTCGGTGCTACGGATATGTCAAAGGCTACAACGAGAGAAGCCATTTATGACCATTGGGAAGCGGCTTCCAAATTATATCCGAAGGTTAGAGAAACATTGGATAAACTTCTTGAAGAAGCCACCAATACCGACATTTACGAATTGATGATGGCCGACCTTAGAAAGAAAGAGCAAGAATTTATTCGTGGGTCGGGTTCCTTTACTCCTGCTGGTGAAAGAGATAGCGATAAAATTAGAGCAGAAGTTATTGTTCTTCAAGACTTACAGGAAGAAGTCAAGAAGAAGAAAGAAGCCTATGATAAGGATTTAGCCGCCATCAAGTCAAAGGTTGAGAAAGCCAATTTTGAATACTTGGTGAAAATTGACAGAGTAAAAGGCCTTAATTATCAAGTGGATGCTTGGGACAGAATGCTTGATGCTATCGCTCGCTATGAAGCCGCAGAGAACGCCACACAGTTTCAAGAATCAAAGGCGAACATTGGTGGAAAGGCAGGGGCCGATGCTCAAACTGCCCTGCGAGAAAGTGGTTTGTTCACCGAAGAGGCAAGTAATGTTCCAGCACAAAACAAAAATTATGCCGTTGCTGAAATGAATGAGGTTTTAGCCGACGATACCATAGACGATGCGCCCGAAGAAATTAAAGATGAATTGCGAGAGATTGCCGCCGCACTTGACCCACTTCTCGCTATTGAATTGGTGGAGAACAGAAAGTTGATTGCTCTTAATGAGCAGAGCAAGGACAAACTCAAAGGAGCCATTGAAGAATTAAAGGAAGGGGCCAATTTGGAATTCGTTTCCGAAGCCGATAAGTGGTTGAGAGAAATTGAGGATTCGTATGTTCTTGACAGAAAGGAATACATTCTTCCTGCTTCAGTGTATAAGTCCAAAAGAGGCATTGAATTAAAAATCAACAAATTACCCACTGCTATTGAAGATTTTACTTTGGATATTGGCGGAGTGGCAGAAAAGAAGTTTGAGTATTCTCCTTCCTTTGCTGGACTCATGGAGGGCGAGGACATTCTTTCTGCAAAAACAAAAGCAGAGTGGAAAGACGGCATTACCCCCGCAGAGGATTTGAATAACCTCTTTGATGCTATTCACATTCTATTTACTTCGCAACGCTATTCCTTTATCCGATATTCTCGCACCCAAAAGGGAGCAGGTAAAACCGAAGGCGTTTCGCCAGCAGAAGTAGAACGCCTCGGAAGAAGCGCAACCGTTGAAGGAAAGCGAAAACTGCAAAGCCTGTTGAGGCCATACCCTGTTATTCCATCAAGGCAGGGCCAATTGATTTCGGGTCTTAGCGATACCGATAAGGGCGTAGGTAAGGCTCTTGCTGATTTCATAGAAGCGTGCAACGAGTATTATGTTGAGCCTTTCTTGAAGGGTATGACCCCAATTGCTTATCCTCGCTACATGACGGGTGCGGGCATCAAAGCATTGACAGCCATTGGTCAAGAATTAGGCTATGAAAGTATGATGGGCAACATCTCTCGCAGACTATCAAACACTGCGTCCACCGCTATTACGCAGGGAACGATGAGCAGTTTGACCACTTTCTTGACGATGATTGATGAAGTGGTGGTAGTGAATGATGCTACAATTAAGACTGCTAAGAGGGCAGTAAAGGCCTTGACTAAAATTTTCGGAGACGAAGAGAAAAACAGAAACACTGTCGCGGCAATTCTCATGCATTTTATTGAGCAAACGAGAAAGGACGATTCAGACACCAATCGTTCAAGAGACGATTTCTACGGAGAAACAATTCAAGCAAGAGCGAAGGCTTTCCACACAAAGAAGGTCGGGTCATATCCTATTTTTGCACTTTACCCATTCCTTGAAACCAACCAAGGTCTTTTGACGAGAAGTGCGCCAATGAAGCGGGAGTATGAGAAGTTAATGCGAACCCTCTCCGAGATTGACGATGAATTGCCAGAAGTTTTGACCAAACTACTGAAAGCCCACAATGCCATTAGAAAGGCGATGGGCAAGGAAGTTATCACGCCACGATTCCGAGCGAACCATGAAGGATATGATGGTTTAATTGATTTGATGTATAAAGAAGAAAGCATTGACCTTAGCCACCTTGAGGTTGAGAATATCGTGAAGGCGGTTGATTCTCATTCAAACATTGGGAAGGAATATGGTATTACCGAGGAACAGGTGTATTTGATTAAGGCATATGTGAGATGATACTATGCCCGAAAAATTCTCTGCGTCGGACATCACTTTCAAAGAGATGTCCGAAGAGGAAGCAGTGAAGGAATTTCAAAACGATGGTTATTTTGACTATGCCAAACGCAGAATGAGATACCGTAGTATTCCCACTGATTCAGTTTGGGCCACTGCACCAGCAAGAATGTTCGTGGCGTATTATGAGAACAAACCTGTGGGGGTTATTGGGTTCTCCAAACACAAAAATGTTTTACTTGGTGCGGGTGTCCATGTTCGTAGCGAGTATAGGGGGCGGGGCCTCACGGGGATTTTGATTGACAAATTGCTTTCCGAGAAAGGTTCCACCACGCTTTACATTAACATTATGAATCCAAATGTCTCATCGTCTTACAGAAAAAGGGGGTTTGTTGATATGAAAGAAGAAACATTACCAGAGGATGCAAGAGAAGCCATTGAAGGAATAGGCTTTCAAGACCAAGTGCAAAAGTGGATGGTTAATTCATCGGGCGGCTGGTTTGATGAATTGAAGAAAAAGAAGGCAACCGCTACCCATAACAGTAGAGGCGAAAAGAAAGACCGTTGCGCTAGATTAGCCGATAAAAAGTATGGAATGAAAAGTTCCGCATATAAATCAGGCTACATGGTTCAATGCCGAAGAGGAAAGGTTTCAAGAAAGAAGTGATGCTATGTCTTGGAAAGAAGTCCTCAAAGGCGGAGATAACTTCGCAAGAGAAAAGAAATCGGGACTTCACGGATGGTTTTCACGAAGAGGTGGAAAGCAAACAAAAGGTGGTAAAACGCAGGGAGGATGGATTGCTTGCGGAACCTGTAAGCAAAAAGGTGGCCCTAAACCCTGTGGTCGGGCTGATGCTTCTAAAGGAAAAAAGCGTAGATGCCGCCCTACTTGCGCCGCTTGTAAAACTTACAAACGGAGGAAGGGGGCTTGAATTGGTTTTCTATCCTCAAGAAAGAGAAGTGGGAGGGAACGCTCTCTGCTAAGAAAAAGAAAATGCTTGACCGAAATCCTAAAATTAAAATTGACATACCTAAAATGTCTTATCCAAAAGAAGAGACAGAGATTCCTGCTATTCTAAAAGTTATGGAGAAGAAAGAATTAGACCCAAAGCAAATGAAGGACGCTGATTTGAAACCCGATGTTGAGATGTTTAAAGTGGTTGATGTTGATAAAGAAGAATACAGAGATTTTATGAGAGACACAAACTACTACGCCATGACTCTCAAAATGAAATATATGCGACCCCGCCCACATCAAATCTCCGACAAAATTTCAACAACAAAGACTAAAACAGACGACACACCAGCGTTTCCCAGTGGACACTCCATGTTGGCGCATGGTTTGGAAAGAGTATTGAGCAAAAGGTTCCCCGAAAAGAAAAAAGAACTCAAGGCGATGGCTGATAAAATCTCACTATCAAGAATGCAAATGGGAAGTCATTATCCAAGCGATATTCAAGCAGGAAAGAAAATAGGCTATATGTTAGGTGATGCTTATGAATGATTGGCAGGAAATTCTTAAAAAGAAAAAAAAGCCCTTCAAAGGCTACAATAAAAAGATTCACGCAAGAACGGGTGGATTAAGTGCTAAAGGTCGTGCTAAGTTTAAGCGTGAACAAGGTTCTAATTTAAAGCCTCCAGTGACTACTAAGCCCAGTAAGTTAAAAAGAGGAAGCAAAGCAGCAAAAAGAAGAAAGTCTTTCTGTGCAAGGTCAAGAGGCTTTAAGCGAGCAGATGGAACTTATAGCGAAAAAGCAAGAGCCGCAAGAAAGAGGTGGAATTGTTAATGTCATGGAACCTCATCCTTAAAATTAAAAACAATGAGGGAAATAACCTCATTGTTTCCGATGTGGAATTGTTTAAGGAGAGGCTTCGTCTTGCTATGAATGTAGCAGGTGCTAAACACTTTGGGAAGATTAAGCGATATGCAAACGAAGGCGACCCAAGAAAGGCCAGTGTTGTTATCAAAGAAAGTTATGTTGGTGAATTGTTAAAACTTACTGCAAGTGTTCGCCATCCAGATATTCCAACGCTTAGAAACTATTATGAGTTTCTGATGAAAGAAGATGATACAGGGGATTACTATTACCTATCTGCATTTGGCCCTTCATTGAAATTAACTCAGTCCTCTGTTGTTGCTAACGAAAATGCACTATTATCTGAATTCCAAAAGGCAATTGAAGCCACTATTCGGCAGACCGTAAGAGAGTCTAAAGACTTACGAGATACTTCTGGAGAACAGAGACAAACCGGACAAGAAGTTATTGATGATGTAGAAAGCGCAAATCCCGGCTATGTTATGATTAATCAAAAAATGTATAACAAAAAGAAATTAGAAGAAAGGGCTGAGAAGCAGGGTATTACTTATGGTGAGTTAGTAAGGAGGATGGGTGGATGATTCGTAAAATGACAGAAGATAGGCTAAGAGAAGATGGCCGAGAATTAGTTAAGCAATTAAGTGATATGGCCGACACAATTAACGATATGAAAGAAATCGTGTATGAATTTGTCGGTGGAGAGAATGTTGATTTAGAAGAACTTAAGAGATTACTTTTAGGTTTTGATGCAAGAGTTTCTAATATTGAAGGAGCCTTTGCGAATATTTTTAGAAGTGCAAGGGATTCGTGATGAATTGGTTTTCTATTCTTAAAATGCCAAAGGGCGTCAAATATAATGGCCCAGATTTTAAGAACGAGGCTCAATATAAGGCGGCTTCCATTAAAATTAGATTAGGCTGGCATGATAATAAGGCACGAACATATAACCTTAGATTAAAGACTTTACAAAAAAACAGCGATATAGATTTGACAGATGTAGAAAACCCTATCTATCAAGAATTAAAATATTATCAAGAAATGAGAAATTTTCATGCTAGGCAAAGCGATAGAATCAGAAAATGTTTAAAATTAGACAAAACAGAATGTAATGATTTTTATTCTTTAGAGTTAGAGGGAGATAATAGGAGGAAAAACAAGTTGATAACTACTCCTACCGGTAAGCAAGACCCATATGTAGAATTATCATTAGAAGCCTATAACGATTTGACAGTCCGCCAAAAGAAGAATTATCACGATGCTATGGCTTTTTACGGAAAAGATTATGCTTTTCATGGTAGAATGAAAAGTAGGCTGCAACGAGAAAGTAGGCTACAAACATTTCCTTCACCTAAATACGGAGGAGAATCAATAGATTCTGGCAAGAAAGAAACTACAAAAGAAGAATATTTGAACATGGAGAGAGAAGATAAAAAGAGATTTCACACAAGAGAAAAATCAAGAGCAAGAAGAGCAGGTAATAAAGAACTAAATAGATTTCATAACAAAATGAGAACTAGGATTATGAATAACGACCTACCAACATATTTCTCACCCGAACACGAACAGGAGGAATCCTAATGGAATTAGATACATTTAACTTTGAACATGAAATGGATATGAAGTTATCCAAAAATTCATTTCCTTATTTCTTTCAAAATGTTCTTGGTTTTGACTTTCCTTCCTACATTCAAGAATGGCATGAGTTAATGAACAACACTCAAAGAACAGTTATCATTTGTTCACGCGACCACGGCAAATCAGTGTTTATGCATTCTTGGGTTGTGTGGAAACTTATTTTTGAAGAGCCACCATATCAAATGCTTTACATTTCTTCTAACCAAAAGCAGACTCTCGTTCACATGAGGGACATTGACAAAATGTTCACCCACCCCATGCTCAAGAAATTCAAACCTGCGAGGGGTTGGGCTATCGGAAACATTACCCTCACCAATGGAAATCAAATCCTTGAGCGTTCCGTAGGCTCGCAGATTCGTGGTTTGCACCCTCAAGAAATTGTTATTGACGACCCTCTAAAAGAATTCAGCATGACGGGGATTCAAAAAGTGACCGATTGGTTTTACGGTGATATGATTCCTACGCTTCACCACACAGCATCGCTTAGAGTTATTGGAACACCTTTCAGTTATACAGATATTTACCAACAACTTGCAGAAAATCCTGCATATACAGTTAGAACATATCCATGTCTAAATTCTCTTAATGAACCTCTTTGGCCAGAACGCTGGAATTATGAAGCATTGATGGCCCGTAAAGCAGAAGTAGGTTCTTTGATGTTCACACGGGAATATATGTGTGTTCCGATTTCAACAGGAACTTCTCTGTTTAATCCAGAATACTTGGATGCGGCAAAGAATAAAGATTTAGTTTTGAAACCCCATCGTAGAGAAGGAATGAAATACTTTGTAGGCGTAGACCCCGCTATTTCAACAGATGGAGACTACAATGTGATTACTGTTCTTGAAATGGACGAGAACGAAAATAAATCTATTGTTTATATTGACCGAGCAAAGAATGTTCAATTTAGAGAAAATATTCAAAAGGTTAAAATTATTGGTCAACTTTTCCGCCCAGAAGTTATTCTTTTTGAAACAAATACCTTCGCTAAATCGTTCACACAGGAATTACGCCAAGTAGCAGACCTTAATGTTCACGACTTCAACACCACCCGAAAGAAGAAGCAGGAGATTATTCTTAACTTACAAATGACTTTAGAAAACTCAAAGATGAGTTTTCCCTATGGAAATGAAGAAAGTCGCCGCGTTTCTTCTGCATTAATTGAGGAATTGTCTATGTTTGCCATTACTGAACGAGGGAAGTTTGAGGGTATCGGGGCGCATGACGATATGGTGATGAGCCTTGCGTTAGCGAATGCGGCCACTTATCAAGCGACGGATAACTTCATACTGCTTGATGATTTGGGACTCTTTGAGGATGCGAAGCCTGCACGAACAGGCTACCGTGGAATCGGTTTGAATTTTTGAGGTGATATTGTGCCTACCGCAGAGCAGTATGACAAAATCTCCGAAAATGCATCAAGGTTAGCAAACCTCAAAAGAAGAGAAAAGCAGGTGAGACAATCTGCAAATGAAGAAGCGGGAGAAGAAGTCTTTAAGCCCGAAGAAGAAAAAATGTTGGCTAAGACTCTCTACTCGGATTTCGTTATGTCCGAGTATGATGAAATCAATACTCTATGCGATGTGTTAAAAATTAATGCAAGTGAAGCGAGGAAAAGACTTGAAAAGTTCCCGCCAGAATATACCGTGGAAGAGAAAAACATTCCCGACCTCATCAAACAAATGAGAATGTCCCGAAGAAAACTCAAGGGAGAACACCGAGAAGATATGGCAAAGGCCATTGATACGATGATTGATGCATACTCCGACCATTTGTTTAAGTGCATTGACTCTATCTATTGGCTTGCTCCTTACAAAGAACCCCTTCTCAAAATGCGTTTCAATGAGAAAGACCTACGCAAACTACACAAAATGAAGAGTGTAGAAGAACGCCGTGAAGTCGTGGATGCTTTGTGTAAGTATTGGGAAGCAGAGACAGAGCAGAATGGAATGGTCTATGGGAAGGACTACGCCACCTTAGCAAAGGAAATGAAGTTGGCCAAAAAATCCTTCCGTGAAACAATTGCGAAAGTGAGCAATCAATCTCTCACAAAGTCAAAGAAAGAACGGCAGAGGGATTTTATTCTCAAGGCTGTTTGTGAGAATCATGGAATTGGTGCAAGGCTCATTCACGACATGATGCCTACCGATTTACATAAGGCATCCAGCCCAAGAGTTATCACTCAAGAAATTAAAAAATTAGGAATCGTCTCCGTGGATGGTGCGTTCTACAAAATCCCCGATGAAATTAAGAAAAACATTTGGGCATACACAGCAGCATTCATTGACTCGGATGGCTATATTACTCTTGACCGTAAGATGAACCCAAGAGTCGGATTAGTGGCTACGGGAGAAAGAGGGAAGGCATTCATGCAGGAAATGTATAAATCAATTGGGTTTGGTCGTATGCACCTTGACCAAAAATCACCACAGGACACTCGCCTTATCAATCGTCTAAATTTTTATTCCCAAGACGATGTGGCCAGCCTTTTGACGAAATGCTTACCCCACTTCCGCTTAAAGAAAGGAAACGCACAATTGTTGCTGGAATTAATTCGCATGAAGAAATCCTATAAGAAGCAAGACTGGTATAAAAGCCGTTGTGATGAAATTTTCAAATTGATGAAATGGGAGAATCACAAAGACCATGTAGGCTTTGATTGGGCAAAAGAAAATATCAACCTTGATGATATTCAAAAATACAAAGACAATTGTAAAATGTCTGTGATGGATTCTATGGAACAGATTGGAGGGATGCAAAATGTGGTTTGATATTCTAAAGGTTAGACAGGAAGGGCCCGAAGCAAAGGAAGGTAAAAAGTTGAGGGAAAGATTTGAGTCCTCCATAAAACCTACGCCCGAATTTTCTTTTAAAGGGCGTTATACCTATGATGAATTCTACAATCTGTTGGAGAGTGATATTAGAAGCAAATTAGAGCGTTTTATGAAAAAGGGTCAAAATTTGCTAACCCGAGAATACCGTTTATTTGTGATGGGTTCTAAGAGAGAGAAAAGAGAATTTGCCAGTTCGGGGAAAATGCCCTCTCCTTTCACTATGGATGATATTAAAGATAGAGTTACTATCAAACTCAAGAATGACCCGAAAGGCGACCAGCCCCCTACTTATGATTACATAAATGAAAGAATTGAAATTACACTGCCTATCACAAAAAGACCAGTGGTTGATGATTCTCAAAAATCTCTTGGTAATGCTTTAGACAAACTGTATAAGAAGTTTGAGAAGAATAATAAAGAAAAACCAAAAAAATGGTATCAAGAATACAGAAGAACGGGAACGGGCAAAAAAGTAGAAAGTGCTTTTGGAGGTCATGCAGGCACATTTGAAAGACCCGACTTTGATGCCGACGACGAAGATATTGAATATTTCAAAGAAGCAATCATGGGCCATGTATTTTCGCATTTATCTAAGGAACAGATAAGAAGCGGCGCAGACCCAAGAGATGCTAAATTCAATGGGTGATATAATGCCTCGCCAACACTACGATATTTTCAAGCATAAGGTAAGAACTAAACTTCCTAAAAAAATTAGATATGCTACTGTTTGTAGGAAATGCAAAAAGTCTAACACAATCAGCGATTTATGTTTTACCTGTAAGATAGACCAAGCAAAACTTTGGACGAAACCATACTGAGGAATTACTATGTCTTGGAAAGAAATACTTAAGATGAGAATTAGCGGAAAATTAAGAAGATATATGGGCTACGCAAATGCTTCTCAACATAACATTCGTGATAGAATGTCAATGGAAACTTTTGCCGAAAGAGTCCACAGTCGGCTAAGGCAAATTTTGAGCGTTTATGGTGTTGAAAAACCAATTGAAAAAGAAGTGTTTGATGAAATTAATCAGATGGATGAAAATGACCCTAATATGCCTTTTGAACTCCCGTTTTCTTATGAAGAATATATGGAAAAATATGGAAATGAAATTCAGAGTAGGGGAGAAGAAGATGCTAAATTCCTTGACAGTCATATTAGCAGGTCAGAAGAGAGAAGAAAGCGAAGGGCAAGAGAAATGCGAGAAAAGAGAACTCCCGAGTATTATCGCCAAACTCTGCCACAGCCCCTAAGAACGAAAGGCGAAGAGGAATGAAGGGGCATCTTCATAAAGAGGGTTCAGCGTAGGCAAACGAGGGGAGGCGGTCAGCATGGTTGAAGAGAAACGCCGTTTCAGTTTTTCTAATTTATTTAGAAGAACAACCCCCAAACCAGATGATAGGTCTATCTATAATATAGGTATTCAAGAAAGGCAACAAAATAACTTAATGACCGCCCCTATCATTTATCACATTGTTCAAAACTCTGTTATCACTAGAACCTGTATTACCCAACTTAAACAGGAAATTTTCCGAAGGGGTTATGTTTGGGAGAAAGCATACGAAGCAAGATGCAACAATTGTGGTAAAGAACATAAGCGTCCTGTAAAGGAATGTTCTCGTTGTGAAAGCGAAGATTTGAAAATCCCTGATGTGAACCAATTAAAGTATGCTGAAAAATTTGTTGAAGGATATGTAAATAAAGCAGAGCAATTATTTATTGATGTTTTAAGAGAATTAGAAGATGACCTTAACATTATGGATGATGCTTACATTGTTCTTGTCAAAGAATATTTTATTGATGGAAACCAGAAAATTAGAATGCATCGCATTAAAGAAGTTTATCGTGGCGACCCAGTGACTATGGCTATTTATTCTGATGAATTAGGACAAAGAGGAACTAAAGGTTTTACCTGTGTTAATCATAGAAATTTCTTGGCTACTGAGCCACATGAAAATTGCGAGGAATGCGGAAGCACCCTGCACCCTGTTCATTATGTGAACCGTGTCGGAGGCAAAGACCAGTATTTCATCAAGGGAGAGGTGCTTCATTTCAGCAAGTATAGCCCTTCCCGACTCTATGGCTTATCGCCTATCATCACCCTCTATAACCACATCACAACTCTTCTTGCTATGGAGAATTATGTCAATTCATCCTACACAAAGAGCCGTATGCCTCGGGGTTTGTTAGCGGTGCAGACACGCAACATGGATTCAATGCGTTCCTTTTGGCGTTCCGTCAAAGAAAAAATGGAGACAGACCCTCATTTTATTCCCGTTATGGGCATTGAAGCAGAAGGTGGAAAGGGTTCTGTTGAGTGGATTAAATTCATGGACAGTCTCAAGGAAATGGACTATGTTTCCGTAAAGGATGATTTGCGGGACAGAATCTCTGCCTTCTATGGCGTAAGCAAAGTGTTCATGGCTGATAACACTACAAGCGGTGGGCTCAACAATGAAGGTATGCAGATTTTGGTCACGAACAGAGCAGTCCAAATGGCACAAAATGTCTATAACAACTATGTTTTCCCGTTCTTAACAAAGCAATTTGGAATCACGGATTGGAATTTGAAATTACCCCCAAGCGAAGAAGAAGATGAAATCGCTGTTCTTCGTAAAAGAGAGATTGAAGTTAATATTGCAGCATCTACAAAGAATCTTGGCTTTGAAGTGGAAATGGACGAGGATGGAAACTTTACCTTTAAGAAACCCGAACCCCAACCTGAAGGCGAGCCTTCTCCCGAAACTGGAGAAAAACCAGCAAAGAAAGACCCACTCGCAGGTTCAAATTTAGACCAGCGAGACTTAGATGAACAAGCAAGAAGGTTTGCAGAAGGCGCAGGTTCAAAACCCCAAGAGAACCCTCCGGCCACAAGGAATAAAAGCAGAATGAGCGTAGGGCCAGATAAGCGAATGGCGGGATTACCGCAAGAGGCTGGAAACCAAAATGTTGATACGAGAAATGAAAGGAGGATTCCATGATGAATAATTGGGAAGATATTATCAAAGCGGCAAGAGACAGGAAAGGCAAACTTGGTGGAGGAAAACCAATTCCTGAAAAGGTTAATACAAAGAAGTTTGCAGGAGTTAAAAGACCATCCCAAACCCGAATGAAGGGAGGAAATCCTGCTGAAGACTTGAAGGTTAAGGATGAGGCTTTAGATGAAAAAGACTTATTTCAATATGAAGAGGAATCAACGCGAGAAGAAAGAGAAAGGTTGGCGGAAATGACCCGAACAGATTTAATGGATGCTCTTATGGATAAAATTTCAGGTATGTCCACGCAAGAGATTATTGACATTTTGGTTAGAACTAGAGGAGATTTAGGTGATGCCCTATGACAGAAGATATGAAACAAAAGGAAATGCGATTACGCAAAGAGTTAGCACAGGTTAAGGCATTAAATCAAAATGCCGCTATGAGCCGAAGAACGGAAAGAAACTTGGATATTGCAGGTGTTCCTATGGACACAACCCCAAAGCCAGCACCCTCAAGTCGGGATATTCCCGATGTGATTACTCTTCCTCCAAAGCGAAGAGGACGCAAAGAAAACATTCCGTGGTGATACCTTGACCTTCCTTCTCCGCAAGGCGGAAAAAGACCTTTTCGGAGATACGGAGCGTCAGCGTAGGCAACAAAGAGCGAAAGAAGACAAAGAGACTCAAGCGGCAGAAGATTCAAGCCGTGAAATGTATCGTCGCTATCAAGCCCTATTTAGGGACTTTGATTTCGCACAAAGAGCATTGGCCCCTCTCAAAGAATTATCCGAAGAGATGAAGATTGAAGAGGATAAAAGCAAGGCTACGGGTTTTGATTTTGAAAACATTACTGCCTACAATAAAATTATTGATAAGCGACAGTCTGCTATGGCATACAACATTTTAGCGGCTAGCCTTACGGACATTGACCTCTTAGGAAACTATGATTTTACAGAGAAAAATGAGGATGGCGATGTTGTTCTTCCTCCACAGATTCCTCCTGTTCCAAAGAAAACAACACAGGAAAGAGGGGAATTAGAAGAAAGGGCATATGATTCAGAAAGGGATGCAGAAGCCACCTTAACTACTGATGAAGACTTTTCAATTTTTAGTGAAGGAGATTCTGCTCCTAAAAATATTCGCAGATATAAAACTAAAGACAAAGAGCGAAAAATTAAAACCAACCCTGAAATTAACCTTACTCAACTCTTTGAAGAATATAGAGAGTTAGCAACAAAAACCTATGATGAATTCCAAGATAGAAAGGGAGAGACTCTTACCTTTGAAAAGGCGTTTCTTTACTTGCATTACAACAGACATGGCTTTTTGCCAGAAAATGCAAAGGATAGCAAAATTAGAGAGACTGATATTTCAAGAGCAAGAAAACTTGCCAGAAGAAGAAAAAGAGAATCTAAAGCACAAAGAGGTTTGGGGGCCGCATTTCTTACATATCAAAATGAGCCACGAAGAGGGCAAAGAAAGAGCAAAGAAGAAAAAGAGATGGCGGCAACCAAAGCGAGTATTATTGAGCAAAAGGGATTAAATGATGCTATTTTAGAATCCTTGACTATAACTGTTGCGGCGATGGATAACAATATTAGAGCACTTGAAGATAAGAAAGGAAATATTAAAGCCCTTGCCAAAGAAGCCTTTGAAAGAAAACTTCCAGAAATTAAAAGCATTTTTGAATATGAAGGACAATATGAAAATCCATTAGCAGAAATTTTTCCTAATCAACCAAAGACAGTTTCTCCAGAATTTGTTGCCCCTAAAGAATTAAGAGAAGAGAGGGCAAGGAGAGAGGCTCAAAGAGATATGCAAAGAAGAGTCCAAAGTGGAGACATTGATATTAAAAATCCCACTTCTAAGGGAGAAAAACTCTTAGCAAAGACCAATAAAAAGATTTTAGACCTACTTAATGAAGAAAAAGAGAAACAGAAAGAAGTTAGAGAAACTCTTAGAGATGCCGCTAGATTTTCTAATGACCTTGAATTGGCATACAAACTCATTCAAAAAGAAAGAAACTATTTGGAATTTACACTTGAAAGGATTCAAGAAGACATTAGTAATGAAGAAAATGAAGAAGACCAAGACAAAAATGCTCTCAGTCTTCTGAAAGATGTCTTAAAGGTTAGAAAGGATTTTAATCAATCTGCTCAAGAATATAGGGAGGGTATGCAAGACCTTGCTTCTAATATTTTACTCTCATCTAAAAAACTCAAGAAATTGAAGCCAAAACTAAAAGGTCTTTCTACAAATAAGAAAGAATATGAAGGGGTTATTAACGAATTAATTGAAACTGTTATGCTCGGTAGTTTTACTAACTTGGGTCAAAAATACAGAGCAACCAAGGTAGAAGAAAAACCTAAATTGGAACTTAACCAAAAAGAAGAAGCAGAAGAAAAGAATAAATTGGTTCTTACTTTAGAAAGAGACGCTAAATTTAAACCTCTCATCACAGATAAGGAAGCAAAAGATGTCTTAAAGGACACTGATGATTTTATTAGGCGCGCCTTTAAATTAGAGGATTTAACAGAGGGCCTTGAAAATTTAGTGGAAAACCTTGATTCTTTGCTTGAAAAAGAAGATGCTCTCCAAGATAAGTTAGATAAATACTATGACAAAATCGCATCAAGACAGGAGGAAAAAGAATGACATGGGATTACTATAACCAAGGCGTGGACTTTACTATTGAAAAGAAGGTCGCACCCCCTAAGAAAATTCTTGATTCGCTGGATGCAAAGCAAAAGAAACGGCTCAAGAAAACCCTTCAAGCCGCAGAACCCACAGAGTTTTTCGGCCAAGACTTCACCAAATTAGGGGAATTGATTGAGACACTGCGCGAACTTGACCTTACCAAGTCCGACAAAAAACTGAGCAAGAAAATGAAATCTATGGATGAGCGCAACATTGATATTGTGGCCACCGCTACGAAACTCCGTAAGGAGTATGAACTTCTTTACCGACAACTTCGTGATTTAGTTTATCCACAGAAAAAGAGAGATGATTGATATGTCAGATGAAAACACAATTAACCAAGAAATGCTTGAAATTATTAAGGCTCTTTCTGCAAAGATTGAAACTCTTGAACGAGCAGTGTATAACAAAGATAACCTTTTGATGAAGTCTGGCTTTGTTGTTGCTGAAACCCCTACCCCTATGATTGACAGTTTAGGTGCTTCTGCTGGAGTCAATGTTGATTCAATGGAATGGTCGGACATCCATAAAATGGTTGAAAGGGCTGGTGGACAATGAGTGAAGTCCTAAAGCAAAAATTAGCCCAAGTGCAGAGATGCCAAGCAAGGTATTGTCGCTGGAATAAGAAAAACCAATGCACTAAAATTTTTATTACTGTTAATGATGAAGGGGCTTGCCAACAATATGAGTTCGGTGAAACCTTTCTTCCAATTGGTCAAGATAAAGATGTAGGAGACTTTTCTTATTTAAGCGCAACGGATGTGTAATTATGCCAGAAAGAGTAAGTAGAGAAGAAAGAGTCATTTCAATGACTATTGAGAAAGCAAGAAAGGTTAAGGAATTACTTCGTGAATCAATGGAAGGAAACCGCCTACCCGATGAAAAGGACGACAGAATGGAAAAAGTCAAGGTAAAGCGACCAAAGGCTGAGAAGGATAAAACCAAAATTGAAAACCAAAGTGGGACTCATTCGGGATATGGTTTGGCTGGTGAAACTACCGAGTTTAAATGAGGCGATTAAATGCGCCTCTCAAACATTGAGAAGGATAAGCGTCCTTCGGAAGAGATTCTTCGCTTGTTTGAGAAAACGAGAGTGGCTTATCTCTCTGCCGCCAACGACCCAAAAGAATACGGGGGCCGATGGAGAAGCGCAGTGGATTCCATCATTGAGTCATATAATGAATTAGATGCCGCAGGCAACGAGATGAAAGACTACATTTCGGAAAGCCTAATTGAGAGCAAGGACATTAAAGACCCTACAACCATCAAGGCGAAAGAATTGTTTGAAGGCATCAAGATGCTTCGCTATGCATCGGATTTGGTTCAAGACCCATTCGCTAAGAGATTCAAGGGTAAGGTTTTGGAGGCCTTACTTGAAAGCCCCGAGCAAATGGTCAAGTTTGTTCATTACGCTCTTAGAGACGACAAAGAACCTCTTCCCGAAGAAGTCTATGCAATTAAAGACATTCCAGCCGACGATATTACTTATGGTTTAGAAGGGCTTGACCTAGAACCTGACGACATAGCCCTCTATATTATTGAGCATTACGGGGATGGAAAAGACTCTAAACGCACTGAAAAGGCCGTTGAATCTGCTATGGAGATGTTAGAACTCCTTATGCTTTCAAGATACGATAAAGAAGAGTTTATGGATTTGAGTGCCGTTGAGGGAGTCAATCCCCAAAGGGAAGCCAAGTCTCTAGAAATCAAGAAGGAAAAGAAATCCGAAGAAGAAAAGTCTCTAAGTGATTTTATTGTTCCGAATAAACCGATGTATCGTATCTTTGATATTGAAGATATTAATGAATTAAAAGGTTTTAGTGGAGAATGGTTTGTTCAAGAAAAGTATGACGGCATGAGAATCCAATTACATAAGATTGATAACAATATTAAGGTATTCTCTTATAATAAGAAACTTATTACTGATAAATGTAAGGATATTGTTGATGAATTAAAAGCGAAGCACTTTGGAGATTGTATTCTTGATGCTGAATTGATTCTGTTTGATGGGGAAGAGGCTCTGCATCGCGCAGACACTATCGCTCATGTGTTCAAGAATAAATACCCAAAGGCTACGCTTAAGTGCCATGTCTTTGACATTATGCGACATGAGAATCAAAACCTACTTGATGAAGAATTGGAAAACAGAATGACAATCATGTTCAACAATTACGCTCAACACTCTGCCGATGTTCTCAAGTTTCCGTCAAAGAAAGATACTCGCAGGGCTGATAGTCTAAAGGATATTGCCGAATATGCAGAAAAAATCATGGAGATGCCTACCTCGGAAGGCGTAGTTATCAAGGATGCTACTTCTACTTACTACATCGGAACAAAGAAAAATCCCAAGTGGATTAAGTGGAAGAAGTTTGTAGATTTAGATGTTGTTGTTCTTGATAAAAAGAAAACTAAGAGCAACCTTTACTCATATACTGTCGGTGTTGGGCCTGTTGAAGAAGAGAATAAATTTACTCAAGAGGTTAATGGAATCAAATACATGAATGTCGGGAAAGCCCTTAATACAAAAATTTCTGTTGATGTTGGTGAAATTATTCGTGTGAAGGTTGATGAGGTGAAGAACGCGGGAGATAGATACACTTTATTTTCTGCGAAAGTTATTGAAGTCCCAGAAGTGGAATATCCCGACAAAATCGTAACTTTAGAATTATTGGCGCAAGACACCAAGAAGTCTCTTAACTATTCAATTGAAGGTTTAAAGAAAGGAATCAGTATTACTGACCATATTCATGGAACGGCCACTATTATTTGTAAATCTGATATGGGAGGATTTACTGTCTATGGTTTTGAAGAAGATAATCTTATGGCAAAGAACGCCGCTATTCATTTAGATGATTGGAAATCCCAAGCAGAAGAAATTATGAAAACTAAGGCAGGAACCTTAACTACGGCCATTACAAATTACCTTCAAGACATGGGGCCAAAAACTGTAAAGGAAGTCCATAATTTCTTAATGTCTAAACACCGAAGTTTATATGAAGATGTTGTTGATGATGGCCTTAAGGGATTAAAAGAATGGGCAAACGCAAGAGAGCATATTGAATTTAAAGAAAATAAACTTCATGGTGATGCTATTCTTAAAGCAGAATATAAAACACCCGAAAAATACAGAGAAGGACAATTTAAGTTGTATGCTCGCAAAGACGATAATCTCAATATGGTTATGAAACTTGGAGATGAAACAATCAATTGGGTGATTGATACACAAAACGAAGAGGAAATGTTTGACCTATTCGGTGCGGCAGGGAAATATCCCGCCGAGGTTGCCCAAAACATTGACAGGGAAAAGACAGTGGATAGCGGAACAGTGAGACTTGGAATCCAAAGAGACGGCTACCATGAATATTTCTTGGAGGGAAATAAGTTTGAAACCAAATTCCATGTGCGATACCTTCCCGTTGGCGACAACAAAATGTGGTTAGCGTGGACAGGATATGAACAAAAGCCAGCAGATAAAGAGGGCGACGAGGGTTTGTGGAACATCTATGAGGACAAATTTTCGGATAAGAAAATCCCAAGATAACCATGTTTCTTATATACTTGAAGTGATAACGAGGAAGTGTTGGAAATGTCCCTCCTACTGAAGAGAGAACAACCACAGGATTTCAGGATTCTCAAAAGCGACGACCTAATGATTGGTGGATATGCAAGCATTGAAATTGTTGATAAGCAAAATGATTTAATCACACTCAAGGCATTAAACGAAGCAGTAGATAAATACATGGAAAACCCGAAGTTTAGAAATGTAATGACAAACCATTCAAATGTTCAAGTCGGAGAAGTTGTAAAATCATACCGAGACAAAAACGGAAAGTTATGGAAAACAGAAGTTGATGATGTCGGGTTCTTTGTAGTAATCAAATTAAGAGATGATATTGAAAAGGCAAAGGAAATTAACCGAGGAATTAGAAAGGGTTCATTGAGGTCATTTAGTATCGGAGGACAAGCAATTCAAAAGGTTAAGAAAAACCATCCCGAATTAGGACAATATAACGAAATTAGTAAATTAGAATTACACGAAGTCACTATCTGCGAAAAAGGAATTAACCCAGAAGCAAAATTTGATATTTTGAAACAAGACAAAAAACAGGTGAAAAACATGAGCAAACTGGAAAAAGCACTGGAAGAGTTAGACGCACTGATGAATGAAGTGAATACGCTCCGAAAGGAAGAAGAAGAAGAAGATATGGGCAAACTCGCTGAAGAGAAGATGATGCCTGAAAAGATGAAGGACGATATGGAGGAGTCTATGGACACCGACCCCGAAGCCGAAAAGAAGGCTTATGTTTCTACTCTTGATGGCGCAGGTGTTGAAATTGGCGAACCTGCTGACCGAATCGTTATTGACAACGGAAAGCCAAGAGCAACGGATATGCCCGTTGTTAAGGCGTTTGAGAACACTGAATTGGAAACTCTTGACCTTTCCGTTGGAAACATTGAGAAGGCTTACGAGGCTTTCCGTCAAGAACAATTGGAGAAGTTAGCCTACGATAACCTCCAAAAGCAATTTGCCGCACGATTTGAGGCTGAAAAGCACACCCGAGAAGATATTCTCGCAAAGTCTCAATATGATGCCGCTTCCGAGATTGCTTCTCTTAAGGATGAATTTACCGCCCTCCGCAAGTCTTTGACCGCAGAGAAGGAAACCATTCTCAAGGCTCAAGAAGAAGCCACCATCAAACTCCCATCTATGGATGAATTAGCCGAAATGGATTGGAACCAAATCCATAAAATGGCTTACGGAGGAAACCTTTGAGGTGATAACATGGTAGGATATATTAACACTATTGCAGACTTAGAAGCACAAACTTACGGCCTTAACTTTAATGGAGCAAACAATATGCTTCTTAAGACCGCTGGAACCGTTAGCGGTATTCATGGCGGACACGATGCCGCAACGCAGACTTCCCCAACCTCTGGTATTGCCGGAAACCTTTACCAAGTCCTTTACGGACAGAAGGTTTGGTCTATGCTCAACCGTGAAGTGAACGCTCTTTCCGTTATGGCAAAGCGTCCTTACACTTCAAGCGGTTGGAGAGTCCTTTCAAAGCGTCCTGCTGGTGGAACGGGCAACACCCACGCCTTTACTCAAACTGGAACGGATTTGGCAGGAACCGATGCTCCACGCCTTGACCATATCGGTGGTGTGCCTGAGAATGCATCTCTTTCAACCTCTGGTGATGGTTTAATCGCTATTGCCCCCGAATATTCTACGCTCTTTATGAGTCCAAAAACCGTCGCTCATCAGTTTGATTTCAGCGAATTGGCTATGGAAATGGCTCAAATTGACGATGGAATTGGCGACATTAGAGCGCAAATGCGTGAGGATATGGGTAAGCACCATGCAGAGGCTCAAAACCTTATGATGCTTGCACCTCTTGAAGCATACCTTCAAGCCGATAAGACCAACGCCGCCGCAAACATTGAACGAAACTACACCTCGCTTTACAAAATCATTTCGTCTAACGCTGAATTAGACCAAATGGACAGCGATAACTTCCCTGTTTCGTCCATTACCAACGACATTTCGGAAGCATACCACATTTACGGAACCAACCGTGATAGTGCTTCTTTCCTTGATTGTGTCGTTAATGGTGCTGACAGTTATGCTTCGGGTGGTTCTCGGCCATTTACTTTGAGCATTCTCAACGCTACGCTTCGTGAATTGCGACAGAACGGTGGTTCTCCAAAGGTTATCCTTACTGGATATGACACCCTTCAAACGCTTTCCGACCTGTTGCAGAGCCAAGAGCGATTCATGGACAGAAAGGAAATTGTGCCAACCGTGAACGGTGTTCGTGGTGTTAAGGGTGCAGAAGTCGGATTCCGTGTTGCCACTTATTACGACATTCCTTTGATTCCTGTTGCTCAAATGCAAAGCACTTCGGCTGACTCGGGAACCATCTCGGATATGCTTTTATTGGATACTGACCACCTTTGGCTGGCCGTTATGAAGCCAACCCAATACTTTGAGGACGGTATTTCCAACGGAAACCCATTCGGTGTGGGCCAGTTAGGGAACCGCGCTCTTTACCGCACGATTGCGGAAATGGGTTGTTCCTACTTCAAGGGTCAAGGCAAAATTACGAACCTTTCGTGAGGTGTTCTAAATGACACATACCACAACGATTATCGCAGACCATAAGGGCTTTACCGCCCCAAGAGTTAGCGGTGATGAATATTTCGTGGACTTTGTGGTAGATATTACCGCATATGTCCAAAATGGAATTACCATCAATGCTTCCGATTTGGGTCTTGGTTCCATCAATTTGGCTTTGGTCACGGGCGTTGAAGAAATTGGACATTCTGCAAGAGCCGTGATTACTGCTGAAACGGGCGCATACGAGAGCGCATCCTCCTTCAAACTGATTCTTTCTACGGGTTCCGCCCAACAAAGCGGAACTGGAAATGAAGGTAGTGTTCGCCTCCGTGTCTATGGAAACCTTTGAGGTGTTAATTTGGCTTTAGTCAAATTCTCTACGGGTAGCAATATCGGTAGATTAGAAACACCTTTTGGATTACTCCGAAGAAACGGTGAGTTAGAAGTAGAAACATGGTGGGCCGTCGCTAAAATTGGCGACAGAAACCTTATGTTCACTTTTGTTGAGTCCGATAGAAGTTCTTTAAAAGAGACAACCGAAAAACAATTGGTTGTTCTACGAAAGCAACTTGAAGAAGACCTTCCTGACACCTCTGCTCTTTGTGGTTTATTGCTTCCAAAAGCAAAGAGAAGCACCGTTAAGAAGAAGCCTACCAAAAAGGCTTCTTCCGCACTAAAGGAGTAGGCGGAAAGCCTAAATATGGCCCCCTCAAGTGGGGAATGAAGAGAGGTTATGCGTATGCCACAATGTCGTTCAAGTGGAGTCAAGACAGCCAATGCCGCTATTTTTGCGGGACAGGTGAGACTGATTTCAATTCATGCCGTCCTTACAGGGACAAAGCCGACAACAATTAAGGTCTTTGATAATGCTTCTGCCGCAAGCGGAACCGAATTAGCAAGAATGATTGTTGCTCAAACTGACCCTGCCGACCCTGCCGCAAGAACAGGGCCAGAAATGGCGGAATTTGATATGCATGGCGTTTTGGCTGTAAATGGTCTTTATTTGAGTATTTCCTCTGGAACGGGAGAAGGTGCGGCAGTTTCCGTTGAATTTAATTGAGGTGATTTAATGGCGGCTCTTAATCAAGACACCCGTTTAGTTATGACTATTCTCTTTGTTGGTGCATTAAGTGGAACCAATGTTTGGGCTTATGCGGCATTTGGAATGAATTTCCCATATGGCCCATTAGCGCATTCTGTTCTATTTGGCTTAGGAACGATTGGTGCAATCATGGTAATGAAAGCAATTTTTGATTTGTCTTTAAATGATAGAATTGAGATGTGGCTTCTTGACCGTAAAATTGCGGCGTATTGGGAAAGAAAGGCTAGGGATGAACAGCAGAAGCAAAAAATGCGAGAAAGCGCGAAGCAATTCACCACTTCTCCATTCTCTTACACCCCACCCGTTGAAACGGAAGAAAACACCATTGGGAGTGAATTTTTAGCCACGCTACAATGAGGTGGTTAAATGGTCTTTGGTGATTTAATCGGCTTTTCCGACTCGGATTACGCTTACAATCAACAAAGGGCGCATTCTGCTGACATCTTCTTTTTGAAGATGAGGGCATGGTTTTGGGGTGCTTGTGCCTGTCTTTCAGGTTTCCTTGTTGGAAACATTCTTGGTGTTTTTGATATAAACATCATGGGTTTCCTGTTTGACACTTTGTTAAACGGGTGGGGGCATTGATATGTGGTTTGATATTTTGAAGATTAATATTAAAAATTTAGCAGATGCTAAGAGAATGACTCAAAGTTATCTTCCCGAAGAATTATATAATAATATACTTATTCCTGAAGAACAATACCAAGAATTAACTAGACAAGAACAATATAAATTACACACCAAATTATACCAATTTCTTACAAAGACAGTAGGTAAAGAAAATTTACCCCCAGAATTGAGAGAAAAAATTACTTTTCATAGAAAGATGCAGAATAGGTTAAAGTCAACAAAGGCTGAGCAATATACTTCTATTCAGCCAAATGCTGAATCTATGTTAGACCTTAGTGGTATAAGAACGACAAGAAGACCTTTACAAATGCCAAGAGTATCTTTAATTGATAACTACTTTCAAATGTATAGAAATCAAGGAAAAGGAATACCTACTCTTGAAGATATTAGGAGAGAAGAGGGACGACCACTTACTATTGATGAAGAAGAAGCGTATTATAGGCGGTTAAATTGAATGTCATTAATGACAGGCTTTGCTATCCTTGTCGGTGAAGCAATTATAGGATTCTACAAAAAAGTTCACGCAATTAACTTTGGAGTTTATGGAGCAACAATGGTCGGCAAAACAACACTAAGCCATCAATTAAGAACGAGAGGAGAAGTCCCACAAATACAGGAAAGAACAGTTGGTCGTCATAGAGCATCAAGAAAAAACATTAAAATTGATGGAAATTCACACACGGTAAGAAGCGCAGACATTGGTGGAGAAGCAATTTACTGGAAAGAATGGGAAAAAGATATGCAGAATAGAAGAGTCAAGTATGTTATATTTATGATTGACCACAGGCATTTAGATAGCAATTCAAACTTAGACCACCAATTGGCATGGAAATTTTTAGTAGATACAATCATTTCAAGCACATGGTCAAATGGCAAAAAGAAAAGAGATTCAGATTATCCAATGGCAGTGGGGATTTGGGCAAATAAACATGACATATGGGGAAAGAAATATCCTTTAGAAAAAGACCAACCAATGGATAAGCATGAGATTTTTGAACCATTCAAATATGGTATGAGAAAACTAAACGATAAAGGAATACCTTGCTTTAAGTATATTGTATCTGCAAAGTCGGAACCCGAAATGGTTTATAGAGGAATTACCACAATGATAAAGGATTACTGATTATTATGTGGTTTAATATCATTAAGGCTCTCCAAAGAATTGCTCTTAGTAAAAACGATAAAATAATAAAAGGAAACACAAGGCAAAGAGAGGGCTTTAAACCCAGAGGCTTATGGTATTCGTTTAGTTTAGGAAGTGGGTGGATGCAAAGGAATATTACTGATTATGGTTGGCTACGCTCATATAAATATATTTTGTATTTGGACACTTCACAATTAAACATTTTACAAATCAAAAATTTAGAAGATGCTAAAGACTTTCATGAAAAATTTGGTTTTAAAACTAGCCCTTATAGAGTATTAGCAAAGTGGGATATTGTCGCTCAAACATACGATGGAATAGAATTATTAAATTACGAATCGTGGGTAAGACCAGTTTATTCGGTTAGCGAAGAAGAAGACGCTTTAATGGATATGTTTTACGGATGGGATATGGATTCAGGTTGTATCTGGAATACTCAAAATTTAGAAGTTAAAAAGGTTAAACCTCTTGAACAGAGGCACTACGATAAAGAAGATGAAGAGAGAAATAGATGGGGGACGATGTGATGTATCAACAACAAATTATAGGACAGAACGCACCAACGCAATTCAACCCCATGTTGAATCCGATTGAACAAGCGAGAACGGCAGGGCAAGTAGTAGAATACCAGTTTATGAACCTCAAGCCAAATAAGAAAGAAAAGGAATTAGTTAAGGTTCTTTTGCCAGAACCTAAGTCTTTTCTTTTCTTTAGATACGGTAAGAAATTTAATCTCAAAGACCGTTGCGTTGTCTGCGGTATGCATCATCTATGGGAACCAAGCGATTACCTACGACCACCTATTCCTTTGGAAAAGGTTGTGAAAGGACGACCGCTTAAGGGCACATATTGTCCTAAACACGCATCAATGTTCAAGCAATTGGAAATGCTTGAGCAACAAATCCTTGCAGAGAAGCATGGCTTAGATTTCAAGGCATTCAAGCCTCGGATGCCAAAGGCCCTATCGGGTAAGCCCCTTACACACTTAAGCAAAAACGATGTTGCTTCTCTCACTGCGGCAGGCTATTTTATTAAGCCGCCCACCTTACAGGATAACAGGTCGGCCACCAATGAAGCCATTGAGTTGGTCGGGCAAATAAATATTTTGACAGACAGACTCAATTATTTGATGATTCAAAACGGAGTAAAAGCACCCGAACAAATTGAAGAGAAGGAGGAATAGATATGGGACTACTTGGAACAAGAAATTCAACCGTATTAACTGCGGTTCAAGCACAGAACGACCAGCAATTTAAGAATGTGAATAATCTACTTTCTCTACAGGATAACCATGTAGAAGAGTTTTTCCAATATCACGGCGAGTTATTCTTAACCGCTATGGAACAATTGATGGAAGATGTTATTCAAAGAACCGTTTCCGATATGTTAAGCAAGTTATCCTTTACTAACAACGCCGGAACAATGACTGTCAATGCAGATACTCTGCAAGAATATCAAAAGATTACTCAAGAAAATATTGATTTAGATATTCAAAAGATTCTTAATGCGGCAATTAACAGTGAAGTTGTTATGCAGAGAAAGATGGCAAAACAACAATACCTTGAGTCTCAAGGCTTTAGTAGTGGCGCACAACAGCCCTCAACAGGGATGGCTATTGCTGGAATTACGGGCCAAACCCAACAATACCAACAGATGCAGGGGGCTATGAACAATGGGTCGGGCTACCCTGTTCCTCCTTCGGGAACGGATGGCTATGGTCGCCCATATTGGATTGATGCCCAAGGTCAAATGTCCTATGAGCCCCCTTCAAGTGGACTTCATTTAGGTGCGGCAATTCAAAAAGGTGCGGCTTGGGCTAAATGGTTAATGTGAGGTGTCTAACATGGAATATCAGGTTTCTTGGGGTATTGGCGGCGACACCCTGCTTATGCCTTCACAGAAAGATGTTATTCGTGGACACATTCAAAGATACTTAACTGCCAATAGGAGAGAACACGACTCTATTTCTGATGAAACCATCAAGGCATTAGAAACTCTTTATGGCAATCTAAACGAGAGCGAAGCAGACGACTTTACTATTATTCTTAGTGATATTGTAAATGATATTCTTCAAGACGAAGATATTGCCATTAACTTCTACAAAAAGGATAACGAAGCGTGGGAAGAATATCTTGGCGGTGCTAAAACCGCCGAGAATAAAAATTTGCGAGAACTTTTGACAGATTATGCAGAGGCTACTACTCTGTATGAAGTCCATGTTGGTTCTTCGGATTACGATAGACTTCGTGGACAGTCTGGATATAAGTTTGGTAGGGATATGCAAAAATTACCAAAATTTAATATGGATGCTTTCAAAAGAGAGTATAAACTAACGCCAAGAATTATTAATAATCCCATTGAATTAGAAGTTAGTATTGCCAAAAAAGGAGCAACAAAAACTCGCGGAACATTTGAAGAAGTTTTAGAAAGAGCCCAAAAAGATAGAAAAAAACAAAGGGCAGTTATTAGAGAGCAATTAAAAGATAAAACTCCCTTAGCAATCGCTAGAATGATTAATAAAGATAGAGGCGAAGAAAACAAAATTAAGAAGATTCATTTAGACGAAATGAAAAAGAGATACGAAGATGGAGAGGTTAAAAGAACTTTAGAAGAACAAATGCTCCGTATGGGAATTGACCATTTTTCTTCACTAACTAATTTTGAGGCGACTGCAAGATTAATTGACCAAAGTTTAAGTATTAACTACAAACTTAGGGTAGAACCCTCAATGATGTTTTATCAGGTGGGGCAATTTAAAGGTTATTTGCCATCTTTAGAGGACTTGGCTCAAGCACAAATAGATGAAAAATCAAAACAAATTAAAGAAAGAGGTGTAGTTTCGGGAGGCTGGACTTCCGTTTCGGGTATGGAAATTAAATTCAATAAGAATATGTTTGAAGAAGATGAATACGATGAAGAAGAAGAAGAGTTTAAAGGTGAGATTTCTCTTCCCGCTGTCTCTCTTAATGGCATGACTAAAGATATTACACACTTTACTTTAAGTGATTTAGTTGCGGAGGATTGGCTTAAAGATAAAAAGAAACAAAAAGATGTGTTCACTTTCCCAATACAGACCAATACTCTATTTAATCAAATTCGTGAAGATTCAAGATTTGAAAGATTTTTAGATTTTGGTTTAAAAGAAATAGATAAAGTCACTGTTAATGTAGTAGAAGTCAAATTTGTTTTACCTAGTAAGGATAAAAAAGGAACCACTGCCATAGAGGGGGCTTTTTCTCAAGAACAACAAATTCTTGCTAAGAGACTGTCTGGCATTAAAGCACTCACTAAACTAAAAACCGCAAACATCGCAGTTTGGGACACACAAACATATTCCCGAGAAAGCATCAAACCATCAAGAAAGATGCAAGAACATTTAAGCCTATTCAAAGAACGGATAGAAGATTTAATAGATTACTACGATGTAGAAGTGAGTGGCGAAGTAAATGACATGGAGGACTGATAAATGTCTATTACCTCATCACCAAGCGACTATGACAATTCATACCATACTGGTTCGGGCGTAGCGCAATCATATGAAAATGGCTACGGTTTTTATACTGATTTCAAATCAGTGGCGCATTTGCTTCAAGTGCCAGAATTTGGCACAACGACTTACCCCACAATTAAGCAAGTCGGTGCAATCATTAAAAGAATTGAAGGAACGGTAGATGATAAACTCAAAAGAAGTTATCGTCCTATTATTACTAAGAAAGAAATTCATAACTTTCAATTTAGAAATCATCCCGGCCAAACTCTATATGGCGGATATGTTGGCTTTATTCAGTTAAGACAGATGAAGGTTCGCAAAATCGTTTCTCTTTTGGTTTGGTCTGGTAGTGGCTATAAAGAAATTGCTTCTGCCCAAGCCAAAATTCAATTGCATGATAACTTTAGAGACATTCATTCTATTATCTTACAACTGCCAAATAGCGGTGTTGAATTTGAAATGGTTGCAGAGAACACAGTTAGCGATTTAGCCAACGATGAATTTTGTAATACCTTTGGAATCAAAACAACTACCACTGAAATTTCACACTTAGTTAATGGCGAGTTTCCGAGCACTTCGCAATATACTGGGGCTACTTCGTCAAAGAGTTTAACCTCCAGCAATTTGTCGCTTTCAGACTTTTTCTTTGCCCAAAAGGAGGAAGGAAATGGCGGGACTGTCCTCTTCTCATCCCTACTTTCGGGGGATGATGGGGCCGATTGTGTCCTCAAAGCAACGATAAAACAAACCTGCACAACGACGAATAGTAGCACTTCCTTGACTGTTGCTGATTCAAGCAAACTCAAGGCGGGAATGGTTGTAAGTGGGACGGGGATAACGGGAACTGTTAGCATCGCTTCTATCACTGATTCAACGACAGTCGTTCTTGATACTGCCGCCACCGCTTCGGGAACGAACACTTTGACATTTACCACCACCGATGAAATTCCAACAGTTTGCACTTTGACCACATTTACTGATAAGGACGACATGAAAAGAACGGGAGACTATTGGCTTTTAGGAGAAGAAGGACGCGTTTTCTTTTTGCAGGATTATCCCTATCATACTCGCAATTCTGTATTTGTTTCTTATGTTGCTGGAAATGCAAGGGTTCCTGCCGCCGTTCACGAAGCGACGACTAAACTTGTTGCGGCTGAAATTATTCGGCATGACGACCAAAGCGTATTGATTGCAGAGACAGGAGCAAACATTTCAACGAAAGAGAAGTATGATATTCTCAAGAAAGAAGCGATGGACATTCTCAAGGGTAAATCGGATATTGTCTATTTCATTGATTAGGTGATAATATGTGGAAAGACATTTTAAAGATTAATATCCAAGAAGCCCGCAGGTTGGGGTATAAATATGCGCCCGATGAAATGCTTGAAGAAATAGAAAAAAAGAAAGAAAGGCATGCCGATAATTTTAAGAGGAAATTAGATGAGTATGCTTCTACATATACTTATTCGTGGGGGCGTAATGAACATATGCAAAAGAAAATAGACTATTTCTCTGAAAAATTAAAAAGATTTAAAGAAGCAAAAAAACCACATGAGATAGAAAAATTAGGGCGAGAACTTACCGACATTTCTTGGAATGTTTTCGGTGTTTCCATAGGAGCAATTAAATTAAATATTCCTGAAACCATGGAAAAGTGATTGATTAGGTGATAATATGTGGAAAGGCATTATTAAAAAATATGCAGGTAAGTGCAAAATTAAGGGTTGTAAAAATCAAGCAAATCCTGATGTTAGTTATTTTGATGGGGCTGGAGTAGTTATTCAAGATGTTATGAGAACAAAAAGACTACCACATGAACCTCATCATTTTTGTGAAGACCATCAAGATGATTTCTTAGCGATGCAAAACGAAATATATTATGCTGGTCGTTTTGAGAACGATATGGCGATTGTAGAACAGGTTCTTAGGGAATACCGACATTTGAACGATATAGAACCATTAGAAGAAGGCGAATAAAATGGCGATTGAAATTGACATGAAAGTGTTCAATGAACTTTTGCAGATTCAAAAAGAAAGAAAACTTGCTATGGATGAATTATCTCTCGCACTTGGTTATGATGTGTCGTTTTCTGATGAAGAAGTGAAACAATTTGCTATGGAAGAATATGAAAAATATATCAATAAACAGATTAATGAAGAGGTGAAGAAATGGATGAAGTCTCTTTACTCATAGATTTGATTAATTCTAATTGGTCTTCAAATGCCACGGCTTTAGTCTCAAGTGGTGATATTTCGGCTTCTCATGCCGTTGTTCCCGAAGTTATTGACATTCGCACTACTGCGGCAAACAAAGGTGTTCGTGTAGATTTGAACCAATACCCTGCTACAATTGTAGTCTTTGAGGATTCGCAAAACATTGAATATCCTACGGTGCATTATGATGTGCGCCACGAAACTTATTCCTTCACCATGCACATTCGGGTTCTCCATGATGAGAGGTCGGGGCTGGATGCGAATTACGGCAAAGACAGGCTAAGGGCTATATACTTGATTCTTCGTAGAGTCCTTGAGAGCAAGCGCACAGGTTATACGGCCTCGGACGGTTCCCGTTTCCAGCAATTATTTTTGGGTTCAAGAAGCGAGTCAAATGACAGAGCGAAGCGATTATTTGGATATAAAGTAAGTTTAGAAGCGAAACGATTTGCAGTAAGTATTCCCTAGTAAGTTTGTTCAATAGGGGAGGAAAACAACATGGCGATTAATACGGACATATTTTTGGGAAGCGGAGCAAATTTGGCATTAGTGCCAGAAACTGATTTATATTTTAAACTAAACGAAAGCACTAGCACCACGACTAATATCGTGGCAGTTAGTGATTTTAGCGCAAATTATCTTTTAGTAGAAGATATTTATGTAGGGTGTGTCGTTGATTTATACGATGCAAGTGTTTCTACCACTGCTCCTGCTTCATCTCATATTATCACTTCAAATGATAGCACTTCTATTACTATTTCTCCTGCTCACGAAATTTCTTCGCTGGCTTCTTCTGACTTTGTTATTATTAGAAGTTATGGTGCGCCAAGTGTCGGACAAAAGAATTCAACCGTTAAAAGATTAAATGCTGATAACTGGCTCGGTGTTGTAGAATCTGCTTCTTTCCCAAATGTTGATGTTGAAGTCAAGCAGGTCAATTTAGCCCTTGGAACAACGAGAAACTACGAATACCAGTATAAGGGTATTGAAACTGCGAGTGGCGCAAACATTAACTTGGTTGCTAACCACGGTGCATTTTTGTATTACGCTTTAGGTTCTTGTAGCCAAGTTCAATGTCATGTAAATGCCACAAACCCGAATTCTAACGGTGTTGATGCTGATTCTGCTGGCGATGTGTATATTGATGTTGGGGGAGGTGCTGGTGGAAGTATTACTACTACTACGCATTTAAGTCAAGGGCCAATTTTCTACAAAACAGGATATGCCGCAACAGGGACTCAAGGGGATGGATTAACCCCTCCATTGGTTGCTAACCTTGATGATAGAACGGCCATGTATCGGCTAACCCGACCAACCACTACTGCAACGGCTATTACAAATCCGATTACTTACACCTTTACCGAAGCCAGCGGCGAGGAATTGCCTTCGTTTGCTCTTGAGCAAACCCTTAGCAAATTGGAATCCTCAAACACTTTCATTACGGGAGACACCACCTTAGCCACCGAGTCGCATAACTTTGTGCGAATCGCAAGAGGCAATCGTGTTCAAACGCTCACGCTTACGGCAAATGAGAATGAAGAATTGAAAATGACGATGGACTTAAACACCCGTGGCGTTCACCGACTTAAGACGAATGAATCATATGAAGCGAGAGGCGGAGCAGGTAGCGATAACGACAAACTGTTCAACCTTAACGACACCTCCGATGATGCAGAATTCCTTGAACCATTCTTCTTCTCTTCGGGTTCTTTCACCATTTTCGGTGAACAATTCCTCAAGATTACGAACCTTAGTTTGACTATCAACAACAATCTGCAAGAGAAGCGATTTATTGGAATCGGAAATAAATCTCTTAAGACTGACATTCCATCTTTCCGAAACTATGAATTGTCCTTTACTGCATTAGTCACTGATAACAGATTGTTTGAGGAATTGTTTGACCAAGCAGAGCAAACTGGAACGAACCTTACCGATGATAACGGTTTGATTCAGTTAGTCTTTGATAAGGCAAATGGCGAACAAATTAAACTCCAGTTTAAGAATTATATGATTAACGCTGCTAACTACACTGTTCCTGATGATAAGGGGCCAATTACTGTTGAAGCAACAGTCATGCCGAGAGACTTACATCTCTGTGAAGTTAAGACTCACTGGGTTTTGCAGGGGTGATTTCATGGACAGGTATGAAAAAGCCCGCTACATTGAATCACTAAAGGCTAAGACCAAAAAGAAAAAGGTCGTCAAGGAAAAAGTTGAGGAACCCAAGAAATCCAAATTAGCAGAATGATATTCCACCAACACCGTTTGTTTGTTTGTTGGTTAGAAGGTGGAGAATATGTTAAGTGATAAGAAGATTGTATCTGACAAAAGCGTGCTATTTGCACTAACCGAGCCTACGCTACATTATATCCGTGTAGCACCAGAAAGTGATGAATACCTCAAAGTGTGGGTCAAGGAACCTACATGGCTTGAGGTGGACAAAGCCATGAACGCCATGATGAAAATTGATGCAAAGCGTCAAGATATGGAATTGGACTTAAACGCTATGTTTAGGTTTATGTTTGAAAACTTTGTTGTTAAGACAGAACCATCTCTTTCTGCGGTTGATATTCTCCGCTTGACTCCCTATGTTGGGAATCAAATCAAAGACATTCTCCCAAACCCGTTTAACGCGTTAGAGGAGGATGAAGAAAAAAACGAAGATTGAGGGGTGCTTTGAAGGGAGGCAAAGCCTCTCCTAAAGATTACTCCTTAATTATCGTATATACCTTAGCGAAAGCATTATCCATAAGTCCCTTAGAAGTATATCAAATGCCAGCATCACTAGTCAAAGATTTGTTATTGGTTCATAGAAATGTAGAAATGATTAAGGCTGAAGAGATAGAAAAAGCAAGTAAAAAGAAGTGATTTTCATGTCGGGCCAAGTGGTTGCACAAATGAAACAACTCAATGAACAGTTTGAGGCATTCATTAAATTACAAACCGAGGCCAAGCAGGAAGCAGTTAAAGCAGCAGAAGCAGCAGAAAAAGCCTTGAAAAAGGAAACCGCTACTATCAAAGCACTTAATCTTACTTACAATAAGAAGGGTAAGTTAGTTAGAAACGGAAAGGTTTTAGTTAATGAATTTGGCCAAGAAGTAAATAGAGTTGGTGAAGTCGTATCAAACTTTAACAAAAGAACGACTGTTTTAACAAAGGCTATTGAAGACTTAAACAACCAAGGTAAATCGTTTGAGATTTTCTCAAAGACTACTCGTAAAGCATACATGGATGCTGGAGGAAATATCTTTGAATTTTTAGCAGAAGCAATTGCAGGAACAAGAGAAGAAATTACTATTTTTGGACAAGAAGGTGCAAAAATTAGAAAAATTATGTATGGTTTCTTTCCGCCAGGAACATTCAGAGCATTAAATAGGGCATCTTCTGTTCTTCAAGCAATTGGTAGTGCTACGAGAAGGGCGCAAAGAAGCACCGCAGATTACCAAGCAGATATTGAAAAGTTAAAGGAAGCGCAAAAGGGATTAGCAGAGGATGATGAGGACTTTATCAATCTTCAAAAATCTATTGACAAAATGCGAGAAGATATGCGACAAAGTGGCGGAAATATTATTGGAACCACGGTTAAGGCATTAGGTAAAATTCCAAGATTGGGCAAATTTACCAAAGGGTTAGAAGAAAGCAGAGCAGTAATAGAAAGAGGCCAAACAAGAAGAATTCAATTAGAAACACCTTTTGGCGATATAGAGCAAGCAAAACAAGAACAACAAAGGCTTTTAAGACTGAGAGGTTCTCAATTCGGTGCGGGTGCGGGTTTTAGAACGGCGGCTGAGGAAAGTAATTTAGAATTACTAAATGACATTCTCAATTATTCCGAGTTAGGTGATGCTGTTGTTCAAGGCTTTATCAATAGCCCTATTGTTGCTATATTTGATGGAATAGAGTCATTTGTCAAAAAATCTGGCCTATTCTTAAGAAAGGTATTTTCAAAGGACTTCGGTAAAAAGGTCATGTCTTTTGTTGGCATGGCGATGAAATTCATGTTTAGTGTAATGATTTACGCAACGCTATTCTTTACTCTATTATACTTCTTTAGAAGGCCAATCAGTAATGCCCTTTCTGCTATTGGAAAACTTGTAAAGGAACAATTACCAGCATTTAAAGAATCAATGATGAGTAGTTTCCGTTTGATTAAAAGCAGTTTTATGGACATTTACAATGGATTCAAAGACGGCGACCTTCTCCAAGTCTTTGAAGGAATTTGGGGCGTTGCTTGGGGAGTTTTGAGTGCCGCTTTCAAGGTTCTTTTGGCGGTTGGAACGGTTGCCTTGGTGGGTCTTGGGGCTTTCATTGGTGATTTCTTCTTACGAATTTTGGAGTGGTTAGGCCAAACATGGACGGCGTTTTGGAATGGAGAATGGAAAACAGTTTTGAAAAAGATTGGCGTTGCCGTGGCCGTCTTAACTGTTCTATTCGTGGGATGGCCAGCCCTTATCGCTACGGCAATTATTGGCGGTGTCGTTGCTTTGATTAATTTCGTTAGAAATAGGTTCTTCGCTGATGGAGGAATTACGCCTGCTGGATTGACCGTCGTTGGTGAAAGAGGCCCCGAATTGGTTAATTTGCCAGCAGGGTCAAGGGTTCATTCTAACAGGGATTCTGCAAAGATGATGGGCGGTTCTGTTGTGAACAATTTCAACATTACAGTGAATGCAAAAGATACTTCTAAGGCAGAAATGCGAAGAATTGCAGACGAAATCGGAAAGCAAATCAATCAAAAAATGAATCGTAAGCGGGGAGCAAATGTTGTTTGAGGTGGGTAAATGCCAATTAATGTGATAGATACAGACCACTTCGTTTTCCTCAAGACAGGAATGTATGATGAAAGCGAAGGACTAAGAGTGAATACTGTTGCTCTTAAGGCGACCTCAATCAATGTTTCTGTAAATAGAACTGTTCCTAATATTCCTGTTCCCCTATCAAGCCTTGTTCGTGGAGAAGCAGAGCGAGTCGGTGTTGATTTGGGTTTTGGTGAGAAGTCCGTTGAAATTACAGGATTTATCACAAATCAAACAATTAGAAGAACGCACACCAGAATTGACCCCAATGATAATAGTAGTGCGGTAAGAGCCATCAATATGACCGCAGGGGAAGTTGCCCAATTGATTGCTTCTGGCGTTGATTCTTCGGGTTTAGCACGACACCAAACAATGAACGAATTAGTTTTCAAAATCAATTCAAATATTGACCATACCTACACAGAAAGAACAACCCCGCTATTTATTCCATTTACCTTTGCTTCAAGAGGGGATGCTTTTGAAAAAGACAATAAAGGCGTTCCCTTACCGAGTGCATTTCCAAGCGGCACTACTCAATCAGACTTAGATAAAGAAACAGGACTAAAGGGCTACATTGAGAGTTTTAGTTTCAGTTTAGAAGGTGATTCTCCCGTAGATATTTCATTTAGTATGAGTTTTAAAGTTGCACGCATTTTCCCTTGAGGCGATATTTATGTATGACATTTACATTGGAAAACAAAAAAGCATTGTTTTTCCAATCATGTGTAATGCTCATATTAAAATCGGATATGCGGAAAATATTCCCGACATTTTCAGCACCTCAAGCGACACAACCGATGATGCACCGCATGGGTTATGGGCGCATTCTGGCTCGTTCACCTTTGAGGCTATTCTCACACCGTATGACATAAACGGAACGGGTGCGGCTGGTCTAAGAGGCAGAACAGCGCAACAAACGAATGACCTCATCATGCCTCAAGGCGGAACGGGCAAACTTAGCGAAGAATACCTTCCTGTGGCTGACCGATACTCCCATGAGATGTGCATTTTCCACAATGATAACTTTAGAATTACTTTGCTTAATTCCACTACAACAAATAACAATCAGCCAGCAGAATATAAAATCAAGGTTTATTTGACTCTTGGCACGACTCAAGAAACCTTTATCAGTCCTGTTGTGATTAAGGCATCGGATAAGAAAAACTGGTCTTATGGAGATTCTCATGTCAAAAATAATTTAAGCGGCTTCAATAAAAACGGAGAGATTATTTATGATAGTGTAGCAAGAATGACTAATACGCATACTATTGGTGCTTCAATTAGTGTAAATACAACAGAAGTTCACGGCTCAAGAGCCTTAGCAGATGTTTTCTTTGAAGGCCAAGAAATCTTTACTAGAAACGGTTTTGATTTTACTTCTATTGGAACAATTGCTTCTGGTGGTGTTGGTTCGGGTTCTTTGACTTTAACCAGTAGTCCAGGCCTTATTTTAGATGAAACTGAAATATATGTTAAGACATTCAAAGAACCAAAGTATGCAGAAAATATGCACCATATTGCAGTAGCCTACTATGACTCGGGGAAAACAATTCGCATATTCTACAATCGTAAGTTAGTTTTTACTGGAAACCATACCCAATCAAATGAATTTAGTTTCGCCCGAACAGATTGTATTTTAGGAAAGAACACTACCGGAGATAATGATGCATCAACAGATATGCAATTCATGGGCGAATTACATGAAGTGGCGATGGAAAACTTTGCTAAGAAAGACATTGTTTATACTAATTCTTTGTTTCCTGCATATGATACTTCTCTACTTTATTTGCGATTTGAGGAGGTGGACTTATGACTGTTCAAATTGGTGGATTAGTTACTTCTTATAACAATCCTGCAAATAACAATTATGATACGCCGACGAATCCTTTGATTACTTTTAATCCTGTTTTAAGTGCAGGAAATAGAATCTTTTCTTTGGTGTTGAATAGTGGAAGCGGAACAACAGCCGCTACGAGATTTGATGAAATCGTGAGTGGAGCAGACTTACTTACGGAGTATTCTAATCTGCACGCTACCGATGGCTTTTCTATTCGTTGCTTTGATTCCTTTAACAATGTAGGCATCAATTTGGCTACGGTTGATTTAAGCACGAATGACTACTTCGTTCTCATTCATTCCGATAATGAAAATATGCATCACTTTGCGAAAATTACTAAAATTACAGGTGTCGGCGCAGACCAAGACGGAGATAAGTTTCACTTTAGCCCAAGACTCGGAAGCGAGATTGCGAAAGATGTTAAGTTTATGCTTTTCAAGGGGCCATCAACAACCACAAATTTGATTGCGATTACTGCTGGAATTAAAACAGAAGTGTCAAAATTAGTTTGCGCTCGCCCCTACTTCTATTTTTACGATGATAAACTTGATACTGCTGGCGAGTTAGACCATAACGATAAGTATTTTATTAGAACAAAAACCTTAGCAAACACTTCAACGGATGCTTCTATTCTATTGAATACGGGTGGAGATAATACAACTTTCACAACAATTAGCGACTACCGAAATAAAATTGTAGATTATAGTAGGTTTAATTATAGCATTACTCTCAAAGATAAATTGAAAGAATTAGATGACCCCGATACTGCAACAAGCAACGAAAGCACTGCACTATCGGGAACATTTACTACTTTAACAGACTATAATGATTGTTTCATTAACGCAAAAAGGGACACTGATGATAGCACTGCCGCAAAGGTATTTACTGGAAATAAAAGATATGTATATTACAACACTTCCCCAGAAATTAACAATTATATGCCATCAGTCTATGAGGCAGAAATTGAGGATTCTTTTGATAAAGCGGGCTTTGCCTCTTTATCAATGATTGATATTACAAAGAACCTTTCTAATCGCGTATTCGTTGATGATAGGTTGGTTGCTTATCAACGATTACAGGAGGACGACTTGAGAGAATGGGTTGAAGTGGGAACGATTAGCGCACTCCATACTTCCCCGAGAACCTACACCTTAACCCAACTTAAGGAAAGACCAAACCTGTTCTTTGTTGCGAACATGGAGGTCAAAATCGGAACACGAATATGCATCATTGATTCGGTAGCCAGCACCGACAGAATCGTTTTGAAAGCCGATAGTCGCTTAGAAACAGAGGGCGCATTCACCACAACGACTTCTCTTAGTAGTTTTGCTCAAGGAGATAAGGTGTATAGAAGAAGAATGTCGCACTTAGACTCAACCTACATCACCTCGGCAAACTTTGAAGAAAGCAAGTTATCCCGAATGTCTGGCCTTGTTCAAGCGACTTCATATCCTACAAAACACTGCGATATTGGTTCGCTGATTACAAATGCAAACGACGACTACGGCCTTCTCACGATTACCTTTGGCAATAACATTTTGGATAGCACAAGCGGCCTTGAGAGAGTGCAAGGAAACTTTGTTCTCTATTACGAAGTATTCTATGGTGCGGTTGAGCAGATTGAACGCCGCCTTGAAGAAGGGCAGACCTTTATGGACATCAAATCAAGAAACTCTCTTGCTAAGTTAGTAGATGTAATCGTCAATAAAAACACCCTCTTCTCAAGTGATGTTATTTATAGTAGTCAAAGCCCTTACAATGATTTGATTACTACTGGACAAACTGCAACTTGGAACTTTAATAGCAACCAAGTGACATTTAGCAGTTCAGTTTCTCTTTCTGATAATGACCATTTATGGTGCGAACACGGCTATATTGGTCAAGTAAATGGAAACCAAACAGGCACTTCTATTGGATTGCACACTCACCCATATAGTCGCTCATCAACAGCAATAACCGTATTTAAAGAAAATTCAAAACTCTATATGTTAAATAAGGCTCTTGCAGGAAATAAAGATGTGGCTTCTATTACAAGCCTTACGGGAACAAGCGATAAGGGTTTTCATTTTAGAGATGGAATTAGATTAACTGGAGACTTTGATGCATTAGCAGATGGGGCGACATTGGTTGGAACCTCAGATGATACTTCTACTAAAGCAGTAGGTTATAACATTGATAAGGTGAAGAATGTTGAAGGAGATTTAGATTTCAATTTAGATATTACAGGTTTTTCCGATGATATTGTAAATACGCTCATTGACTTTACTATTCTTTCGGTAAAAGGCGGAGATACAAAAACAGTAAAACTAGCACCTTATATGCCCCTTACTTTAGGGAGAGAGAAGGATAACAGGGCGACTGTTGATGATTCTTTTACTAATTTGGCTCAAATATCTATAGCCGCCTCAAATACAAATGTAATTGGTTGCAC